GATTACTATGGCTTACCTGTTGCACCCGATGATGTAACACAATATTGGGTAGATTATGAAACAGCTGAACTTGACAATCCTATATTTTGGTATATTGTTTTTGATGAAAGCATTGAAATGATATTAGGAGATCCAAGTACATTTGAAGTGACTGTACCTAATCCATTCTAACATGGCAGATAAGCAAGCGGTATTCACACTGAGAGTTGATACAGGCAACTCTGTACAGGATGTTCAAAACTTTGACCAAGCTCTCAATAAATTGAACACAAATCTTGATGACTCATCTCAAAGTCTTAACAGAAATGCAACCTTTGCTCAGAGATATGGTGATGAGTTACAACCTTTGACAACAAGACTTGGAGAGGCTGAGGATAGGCTTTATGAATTGGCTCTTGCTGGACAACAAGCATCTGATGAATACAAGGAATTGCTTGAGACCGTTTCAAATTACAGAAAGACTCAAATAGCTGTTGATGCTGTTGTTGATGCATCAGCACAAACAATGGGGATGAAATTAGTTTCAGCTGTTGAGTTTGGTGCTGGAGCTTTTCAAGGAATTCAATCAGCCATTGCATTGACAGGAACAGAATCAGAGGCTTTGGTCCAGACAATGGTCAAGCTCCAGGCAGCTCAAGGATTGGTTAATGCTGTTCAGACTGTTGCCAACCAACTTAACAAGAATTCAATCTTGATGCTCCAGTTGAGGAATTTACAAGAGAAAGGACTTGTTGCAACAATAACACAATCCACAATTGCACAAAAAATTAATAACATAGGCAATGTTGCAGCAACAGGAATCATGAAAGTTCTTGGGCTTGGTGTCAATTCAACAAGCATGGCATTCAAAGGATTGAAAGCTGCTTTATTAGCATCTGGAATTGGAGCCATTGTTGTATTGGTTGGCTCATTAGTGTCTGGAATGATGAATTTACTAAGTTCAACAGAAAAAAATAAGGAGGCAATTGACAAAGAGAGAGAGGCAACTCAAAAAAGAATGCAAGCAAAGCAAGAAGAATTTGATCTGGATCAAAAATTAAGAGCAGCACAAGGAGCAACTCCTTTAGAATTAGAAATTGAGAAAAGAAAAAAATTACAAACAGAATTGCAAGATTTGCAATATGCAGAAACACAAGCTAACAAAAAATTTCATAGATTAAAGGCAAAAGACTGGGGTGCCATGAATGATAATACCAAGGCAGCATATGACCGAGAAATTGAGCTGGAGGATGAGGTAAGAAAAAAATTAAATGAGATTAGAGAAAGTGAGATTGAGTTAATGAAATTAAAAAATGAGGAGAAAATAAAAAATTTACAAGAAACCTACGACAAAGTAAATAACCAATATAAAAGAGATATTGATCTTGCAAAGGCTCAAGGCAAAGAAACTTTTCAAATGGAAAAAGATGCCTTAAAAAATAAAATATTTCAAGCAAAAGCTGACAGTGAGGAACAGAAAGATTTGCAAAATCAGCTAAAAATTTTAGAAGTTAATCACAATAAAGAAATGTCCGATAAAAGAAAGACATTTCGTAAAAAAAGAATTGATAATTTAAGAAAAGAAAGAGAGGAAATCATTGCTGAATTAAAAAAATTGAATGATGATCAACTTGCATTGGAGGAAGAGAGACAAAAATTGATGTTTGAATTAGTGGCAGAAGGAAGAGAAAAAGAATTGTTAAAGGCAGAGCAAGATGCAGAGAATTTTAAAAAAGCATTTATTGATAAAAGAACACAAGATGAAAGAGATGCTCTGGATGAACAATTTAAACAAGGCAAGATCACAAGAGCTGAGTACGACAAGAAAACTTTGGAATTGAGAGTATTTGCTTTAAATAGCTTATCAGACAAAGAGAAGGAAGTTTTGACACTTAGAGATCAAGTGCTTGCTCAGGATAGGGCAGAGATTAATAAAAAATATGATGCAGAAGCTCTTGCCAAGAAAAAAGAAACACAAGAAAAATTGCTTGAAATATTTTTAACTCAATTTGAGCAAGAGAAATTAGCAGCTCAAAAAGATACAGAGGATAAAATAAAATTACTTGATGACAGCTTAAAAGATGGATTAATATCACAATTTGAATATAATCTTGCCAAGGAAAAATTGCTAAAAGATCTTGCAGATAAAGAAAAGCAAATTGAAAAGGACAAGAATGAATTCATTAAGGAGCAAGGAATAAAAGCAAGAGAGGAACAGCTCAAAAGAATATCAGAAATTATTGAAGGAGCTCAGAAAGGATTAGATGGACTCAAGCAAGTCAATGACCTTGTCAATCAGATTGATCAGGCAAGACTTAACAGCTTGGCAAAAAACAGAGAGGAGGATCTTGCTAATCTTGATGCTAATCTCCAAGCTCAGCTCAATCAAGAAGGATTGACAGCTGATCAGAGGACAGCCATTGAACAGAAATTTGCACAGCAAAAATACAATGTACAGCTCAAGGCCTTTGAGCAAGAGGAGAAAATTAAGAAAGCACAATTCAACAGAGAGAAGGCTCTCAGATTGGCACAAGTTGGTATTGATACAGCATCAGCAATTGTGAAGGGGATAGCTCAGTTTGGTCCTCCTCCATCACCACCTGGTATTGCTGCCATTGCATCAGCTGGATTGATTGGTATCACACAAGCAATGGCCATCATGAATCAGCAATATCAAGCTGGATCGGCACCATCTCCTCCGCAATTAGGAGCTGGAGGATCAGCTGGTAATTTAACAGGAGCCAGTGCATCATCATTCACAGCCAACACCAATGCTCAGACAACAGATCTGACAACATTAGGTCAAGGTCAAGGACAGAACATCCCAGTATCTCAGGTTGTCGTGCTTGAATCAGATATCACAGGCACACAAAATAAAGTAAAATTACAAGAGGCTAAGACCTCTTTTTAAGAAAGCAACTCCAGCCTTTGAAAGAAAGGCCTCTCCAGTGCTGAAGCATCCATAAGTTCTCAGGAATTCGGATGCTTTTGTCACATCTGGCTTGTGAAGTTTTACATTATCACCAGGTTGTGCATTGCATTTGTACACATTGAGATAAATGCTCTTGATGAAGTGATTGCCATCTTGCCAATTGATCTGGTCAAATAGCTTGAGCAACTTGTCAGAGTTCATCTTGACAGGCTGATGACATTCATAATTGTTGATGGGGAACTTGTTGTGCATGAGGAATTCAGCTGTGTTCCTGGCGGCCTCTTGGTAGTGAGGAGGATGGTTGGGATTGATCTCAAGGATGCCTTTGAAATAAACCACATCAGGACTCCATTGTTCAGAGATATAGAAATCATCATTCATATAAATGAAATCACCTGCAATGGTCCTGGCAAAAGTTAGTATTCTGTTGGTCACATCAATTCCTCTGATGTTGTTGTATTGAGTGCATGGTATATTGAGAGCTCCAGGAACAGCATCTCCAATGGTGTAAATGGTGGCCTTTGGATATACTCTCTTGATCCAGGCAATTGATTGCAAGATATCGAAATGATCAGGACTTTTTTTGTATGGGTACACAAACACCATTGAACAAAGATACATAATATAATATGATGAGAGAATTGCCAGTATATGAGATCATGATTGATCTCAATGATCCAGATACAACAGTTTCATTCAATTCAATTGTTGTGCATCCAGCACATGAGAAACTTTTTGACACCTTCTCAAAGCAAAGGAAATATCAATTCAATGATGATGAGCAGATCATCACAGGAATTGCCATCTCAGCTGATACTCCAATATATCGGAGGGAGGATGATACCAATGAGGAGTATTATGTTGTATTCACACCAAGTGCAATCAAGGATATTGTCTTTGATTATGCAAGAAGGAACAATTTCAACAACGTGAATCTTGAGCATGATGAGACAAGAGTTGTTGAGGGAATCTATATGGTCATGAGTTATGTGATTGACAATGAGAAAGGATTCACAGCTCCTGAGAGATTCAAGGATGCAACCAATGGCTCTTGGCTTGTGAGCTACAAAGTAACTGACAAGGAAGTTTATGAGTCTGCCAAGAATGGAGTGTTCAAAGGATTCTCTATTGAGGGTGTATTCAACTTGATTGAGACAGGATCAACAATGGAGGAGGAGTTCATGGGCCAATTGTACACAGAGCTCAAGAAGGTGAGTGAATATATTATTTTTTTCAATGACTATCCAGATGCTGTTGTCAACAATGCAAAGAGAGGGATTGAGCTCAATGAAAAGAATGGCAACAAGTGCGCCACACAGACTGGCAAAGTGAGAGCTCGTCAATTAGCACAAAGAAAGAATCTGAGCTTGTCAACCATCAAGAGAATGTATTCATATCTTTCCAGAGCTGAGGAGTATTACAATCCAGATGACAACAGTGCATGTGGCACCATCTCTTATCTGTTATGGGGTGGGCTTGCTGGCAAGAGATGGGCCGAGTCAAAGCTCAAGCAATTAGGGCAATTCAGTGCAATGGAGATTGATGAGCAAAATGTCAATGTATTTGGATATCATACCAGATACTTTGAAATCTGTCCAGGAGCACAATCCTTGTTCAGACATCTGACAACAATGGAGATTGATGATGATACAAAAGGTATGATCAGAAGTGCAGCCCAGGCAGCTGATAATGTATTCAGAATTGAATCAGAAGTCTTGCAAAAAAAACAAGCAACAAAGCATGAATATGAGGAGGCTGTCATTTTAGTTGATGACATGGAGGATATTATGGAACAAGTGGATCAGATTGTGAACATGGATCATGATATTTCTTTCATGGAGAATCATATTGATAAGATTGAAAAATATCTCAATGAGGAGCTGAGCTCTTATGACTATCCAAGTAAAAGAAAAAATAAAAAGAAAAAAAAAAGAGACTAATTTAGAACAATAACACATAATAAATAAACAATAAAATGAATCAAAATTTCAAGAAGGTAATGGACTTGCTATCCGAAATAAAGGGAGCATTCCACAAGAAAGAGGCCTCAAATTTTGAGCAAGCAACTTTGGTTGATGGTGTGACTGTCATTGAGTATGAAGCTCTTGAGGTTGGGATGCCTGTATTTGTTGTTGCTGATGGTGAGATGATTCCAGCTCCAGAGGGTACACATGCCCTATCTGGTGAGATGGAGGGAGTCTCTGTTGTGGTTGATGCAGAGGGCATCATCACAGAGATCATTGACACAAGAGAGGAAGCTCAATCTGCTGCTGATCCAGAGGATGAGCAAGATGAGACACCAGAAGTTGAGGCAGTTGCTCAATCAATGAGTGCTGATGATGTTGAGAACATCATTAACGCAAGACTTGAATCATTCTCTCAAGCTGTCGAAGGCTTGGCAGAAATGACAAAGGTCATTGCAGAAAGCAACACACAACTTGTGAATGAGTTGAGCACATTGAAAAGTGAATTCGAGACTTTCAAAGCACAGCCATCAGTTGAGACAAGAGAGACTGAGAAGTTCTCAAAAGTTGGTAACTTGACAACCAGACAAGCATTTCTATTAAAAAATAAATAAGTAAAAAAATGTCACTTAAAAAAATGATTAAAGACAAGTTTGACTATGATGTATCAGGCTTGGCAGCTTATGTAGATGAGCAAAGAGAGCAGTTGACTGTGAGATCGGTAACTGAAGCTAAAACATTACAATACATCACAATCCAGGAAGGTATCAAAGGATCTGAGGAGATCAAGTTACTTGATGACTCAATCGTATATCAAGCTGGTGATTGTTCAATGACTCCATCTGGAGATACAGTATTCACTGATCGTGCAATTGCTGTTGAGACTCTTGGATATATGAAATCTTTTTGTAACAAGGATCTTGCTGGATTCTGGACACAATTAGGCCTTCGCCCAGGTGCAATGGCTGAGGACAAGAACTTACCATTTGAGCAACAGATAATTGACTACCTTTTGAAATTACATTCAAGAGAATTGGATTCTTTAATCTGGAAAGGTAACAAATCAACAGGAACAGGCAACTTACAATGGATGAATGGATTCCGTCAGTTCTTAACAACTGGAAATGGTTGTGTGGACTTGAATACATCATCAACAGCATCAATCTCAGCATCAAATGCTTATGATGTTTTTTATGAGTCTTTTGAGAACACACCAGCAAACATTGCTGAATCAGCTGATTTCGTATGTTTCACTGGCCGTGAGAACTTTAATTTCTTGATCAAGGACTTAGTTGACCAAAATTTCTTCCATTACTCTCCAGCTGCAATTGCAACAATGGATGAAGTAATTGTACCAGGAACAAACATGAGAGTTGTAAAAGTAAACGGATTGAATGGATTGGATAACATATACACAGGTCGAGCATCTGAATTTGTATTCGGTACTGATTTACGTTCTGACTTTGACAACTTTGAGTTGTGGTATTCTCAAGATGATGATGTTCTTTATTTACGTTCTAAATTC